TGACGTTCCCTCCTGGGCGCGCGTCACGGTGCACACGTCGCCTGTGCGCGAGGTGCAGTACATGATCTCGCGTTGCGTGCCCGTGGACTGATCGAGCATCGACAGCGGGAAGGCTTGCCCGGCGGCCGGCGCTGGGTACAGTGCACCCGTCCCGGTGAACAGCGTCACCGTGGTATCGCCAGGCGCGACAGGCGCAGCCAGCGTCGATTTCGCGTTGTTGCTGAAGACGAAGATCATGCGATATTCACCGTGAATTCGTACTGAAATGGCAGGGTCAGTAGCCCCGAAATGATGGCCGCCCGGAGCGCACCAGCGAGCGCCGTCGATGTGTAGATAACAGCCTCCGTGTCAGCCTCATTCAGCGATATGCCGTCCGCGTTGAAGTCATTCTCGTTGAAGAAGGCGCCGCCTGTCAGGAACCGCACGGCGGAATTGACTGTGATGACCACATGCGTCGGCGTCACGAAATGGACGCTGACCTGATACGTCTGATCGGGAAACAGGTCGCCCGTCAGGAAACGCTGCACGCGGCGCTTGAGCCATCGTGGCGTGAACTGGAACCCGTCACCCTTGAACGTGTTCCACTGAAGGATTCGCTGGTAAATCTGGTCGGTCGCGAGGTAGGTTGTGGAACTGTTGATCTCGCTGAATCCATTCAGAGGCTCGCTGTTCAGTGGCGCCGAATTCAGCGGCCCGACAGGGCGTGGGCCACCCGATGACAGGTTCTGACGCACGATCCCATAGATGCTCGTCGCCGCCCAATCCAGCAGCGCACCCGACTGGTTCAGGAAAATCGGGAGCTGGTAGCCATTGATGTCGTCGAGGAACTGCTGCGCGAGCGTGTTCTGCGCCGTGAACAGGGCTTGCAAATTCGGATCGTCGCCGTACTGGATGTACAGGTAGGAACCCAACGTGGTTTGGACGTAGCTCGTTCCGACGTCATCGACGTTCACGGTCTAGCCCTGGTTAACCGCGATGTTCGCAGTCGAGGTGAAGAAGAAGCTCTCCGGGTCTCCGGGGATCAGGACGCTACCGGTTGCGGGCGCCACAATGGTGCCGTTGATCGTGACGACGAACTGGAGCTTTGATAGGCTCTGTTCCGGGATGAATCCGGCCACCGCCGTGATGAACGCGTCCTGAAGCTGCAGGAGGCTGATGGCCTGACCCACGGTGATGCTGTTGATATACGCCACCATCGCCGGCTGCACCGCTGCCGTGACGATGGCCGGCGCAACGAAATTCGCGCTCGCGATGGTGTTCCAGGTGATTGAGATGCCCACAGCCTCTTGATCGGGGATCACATACGTGACGTTGTACGTGTCCGGGAAATCGTTGATGGCGACGGTCTCCGTCGTACCCATCGTTGCAGCCGGCTGGAGGACGTTGATATCGGGAATCGACAGGTAGAGCGCACCCGCGACAGAGTACGGATCGCCGCCGCCAACGATGGCCTGCCAGCCGCCGCCAGTCTGCCGGAACGAGATCAGTCGTGACTGCACGCCTGAGACATTCTCAAGTTGCGTCTTCACAGCCTGGGGCGATCCAGTGCACACTGCCTGCCCAGCCTGGATGACCTGCGCCTGGTAAGACTGGATCGATTGCGCCGCCGCACCCGGAATTCCGGTCGATGGGTTCGTAAACGTCAGCGCGATGGTGGACGGAACGCTGGTGACGCGCTGGGTCACGGTGCTCGACGGCACAGCCCAGGATCCAGAAACGGTCGCTAGACAAAAGACCGCCGCTGTCGTGCCGCCCGAAGGGATGATGACAGGATCTTGAACCGCGTACTGGTACGTGCCATCCCCAACAAGGAAACCGATGTTGATGACGAACCCGGGCGTTCCGGTGAATGCGACGAGGACACTCGTGTTCGATCCAACACCCTGCTGCACACCATAGACCGCGCCAAGCTGCACCACGATGAACGGATTCGCTGTCAGCGGCGAGATCGAATTCACCAGATCGACAGCCGCCTGATCCATGATCGAGCAGGCACCGGTATCGGTGCTTGACACGTCCTCGATCAACGTCGCCGGCAGGTTGGCCGTCAAGTCCGGGACGATGCTCGTCGCCACCGCGATCAGTGCGGCATTCAGGTCGGACAGGCTGGTCGGCGTGGCGCCGTTGGCGGAAATGGTTGGCATCAGGTCGCAATCAGTGCTTCAACGACAGTCCCGGCGAGGAAGACCGCCCTCAGGTTGTATGTCGGGTTTGCTTGCGTATTGTCGCGTTTCACGGTCAGGCTGGCAAAGTACGGTTGGAAAGCGACGACCGTGCGTGCGACGGCGGCATCCGGCGCGATCTGCGTGTTGACGGATTGCTGGGCGGGGATGCCGGTCGAGCCATTGAGCGGACTCTCCCCCTGGTTGAGACGCAGGGTCTGCTCAAGCTGCAACAGGCGCGCATAGCTCGGGTCGGTGACTGCGACCCATTGCCCCGCTGAATTTCTCCCCCAAATTCTCATATCAGTGTCCCCGTGTTTCCGGTGATGACCGTACTACCCGCTCTGAGCGAACCCTGAGCTGCATGCTCATGGGTCGTGAAGTCCTTGCCGTTGATCGTCAGCGAGCCAGTGATCGCCACTGCCGCCGTGATCGTCATTGTCGGGGCTGCGACCGTGAACGTCGATCCGGTCGCGGAGAAGTTTCCGAGCACCCCCAGCGCGCCGTTCATGGTCGTGTCGCCGTTGACCGTAAGATCGCCTTGCACGGTATTTTGACTGGCCGTGAGCGTGATCCCGCTAGCATTGATGATGACAGTCTTGCCGTTCCAGTTGACCTCGATTCCGGCGCTGTTGATCGTCACGCGGGCGGCGCCGTCCATGGTCTGGATGATGGCGCCGTTCGGGCCTTGTAGCTGGATGGCGTTCGCATCGACCTGCGTCCAAGCCGTGTTTCCGACTGGCACGAAGACGAGGCCGCCTAGGTTCGACGGCGCAACCAGCGGCGCCAAGCCGGAACCCAGACCGGACACGCCGCCCAGGCGCGCGGAGGCCGATGTCACATACCCCTTGTCTCCCACCTGAATCGGCAGAATCGCGTACTCCGATTCGGCGACCGGGCATGTCACCTGAGGCAGCGTGAACACGTCGGAATCCACCTCGAAGGCCACCGTGACGATGGCGCCCGCAACCATGACGACCGAGCACGGCAGGCCCTGGCCGGCAAGCTGATTGCCATCTGCCACCGCGCCACCAATGACGCTTGGCAGGTTTTTCGATAGCTGCTGCTTCTGTGCGGGGTTGCTCATGGCGTGATCGGCGGAAGTTGCGTCACGCACTCAATGATGGTCAGCCACGAGTCGCCTGAAGGTTGCCGGCTGTCGCCCAGGTGACGGATGTTCTTCACCATGAACGTGCCCTGGAACGATGAGCGGTTGCGGTTCTGCGCGTAGTTGTTCTGCGTGTTGACCGCGTTCGTACCGGTCGGCAGCGTGATGATGTCGTTCACGTTGAGGTCAGCGCGCAGCACTAGGCGCACCTGAAGCGTGGCAACGTCGATCCATGTGGGCTGCCCCATCAAGTCAAGGAAGCTGATCGCCTTCGGCGCCTTCAGCGTCGAGCCGTCGAATAGCTCGAAGCCGGCCGGCGTCGGGCGGATCTGTGCGCCGATGTAGCCATCCGTCTGGATGATCGATTGCGAGGCCGCCAGGACGTAGGCAGAGAACTGTTCCAGCGTCTGGTAGAAGCCTGGCTGATCCTCGGTATAGACCAGCGTCGAGGTGAAGCCGCCCGTGATGGTCGAGCCCGGGTAGGCGGTCGTCAGCGTAGCCGTCACGGCGTCCTGGAGCGTCTGCCCTTTCTGCCAGTTGAACGACAGGTTCGCCGGCTGCGTGCGCGTGTAGGGTTTGGCGAACGACACAAGTTCGAGCGACGTTTCCGTGCCCTGCCAGTTGCCCCAGCACTGCTGCACTTGCCCCGACAACAGAAGGCCGGCCTGGGCTGGGTTCGCTAGCGGCAAGCCCTTACCCATGCCACCCAGCAATATGATGTTCGCGCCCCGCGGGTTGCCGGGCGTGCTGTTGCTCGTGGCAAAGTCGCTGGACTGTTGGATGTCGGCGAAGTTGACGCCTGAGACCTTGATGTGCGCGCCGCCGGCCGGGATGCCATAAGCGTAGACAGGAATGTCGAACTCGACTTTCAGCGCGCCACCATCGGGCGAGCCGTCAGACTTCTGGCTGCGATAGCGCTTCAGGACGGTTCCGTCGTCCTTGCTCAAGATGATGTCGTAATACCTCACCCGCCCACCTCGAAGCTGCTGGTGGATGCGCGGTAGACGATCTTGGTCGTGAAGAAACCGAGCGTCAGTGAAATGTCGTATTCGTCGGGCGACGGCACCACAGGCCGCGTCAGCGTGCGCGTCTGCGTGCTGTCGAAGACGTTGATGTAGTACCGCTGCCCGTAGGTGTTGAACGTGCAAATCACGGTGTACGGGTTGCCGTCCAGCGTTGCCGTGAACTGGAAATTAGCGCTGGTGGATGGCGCGAATGGCGTGACTTGCGCGGTCATGCTGGCCCCGTTCCGCTGGCCGGCGTCTTCACCGGCTGCGTGTTCGTGGCGCTGCCGATAGCGGCGCCCGGCCCGCTGTTGGTCGGCGGGTTCGGCACCGGCAGGCCACCATTGATCTTCGAATACAGGTTGTTGTACACCGCCTCAGCCTGATCCGTTGCGATCAGCGGCTGCTCGAAGTCCAATTGGAAGACCTGCTGCACCTTCTTGTCGCCCGCGTTCGTCACGTCACGCATGGTCTTGAACAGACAGTTATCGTAGATCGTCGCGGGCGTGGCGACCGTGAACGTCCCACCGGCCAGATTGTGGGCCGTGAGGAGCTGCTGAAGGCCAGAAATCGTCGACTGCATGGCCTCGTAGTTGTTCTGGTCAGTGCGCGCCGGACAGAGCATCTTCAGGCTGATTTTCAGAGGCTGCTGGAGCATGGCGTTTGCCGCCATCGCCATCGATGCGAACGGGTACTTGGCAATCTCGAAGTCCACCAGCGTGCCACCAGGAACCGGCTCGAAGTGCGCGAAGTAGGCCGACAGGTTGTTGCCATAGTTGACGGTGTCGGAACCCTCTGTGATCGAGAGGATGGTTTGTTGTCCGTTCGGCGCATTCGCGGCAATGCCACCCAGCAAAAGGATGGGCGCGAGCTGGTAGCTGCGGCGGAAGTCTTCGATGGACATGGTCAGCCGCCGCCCAGCGCGGCAATGGTCGTGTTCGCGTTACCGCCCGTGTTGTTCTCGATGACCATCTTGACGCCACCGGCAGTGAAATCGCTCTTGGCGTTCTCCTGCTTCGTCATGGCTGAGATCAGCGCGGCCATTGTGGTGGGGTTGTGGAGGTCTAGGTGCGCATTCGGATCGGTTCCGTACAGGCGCTGAGACACTGCCGCGATATAGGCTTGCGTGTTGTTCTCGCTCGATGGAGCGTACTTGGCAACGATCTTGGCGATGGTATCGAGCTTGTCGCGATCCTCGTATAGACGGAGTTGGGACGCCATGGCCCTTATGCCCTCGTCGTCGCTTGAGAACTTCTGGAACTCCGTCTTACTTCCCGGAACGCGCAGGTTTCCCGGGTTGTGATTTTTGACGGCTGGGTCGCCCGTCGTCTTGGTGCCCTGGGGTTGGGCTAGCAACTTGGCGAGCTCGTCGTTGTCGTCGCCGTATTCCGACGCCGCGATAGCGTTCTGCATCGGCGCACCGCCCTTGGCATTCGGGTCATCTTCGCCAAACCACTTCCCGAGCCACTTCGCCATGGAGTGAATCGCATGCAGGAATGTCGCCACGTCCGTCGCAAATTCCTTGCTTCCCAGATACTTTGCTGCGCGCCCAATGGCGCCTGCGAAAGTGTCGATCCACTTGCCTAGGTCAGGGTTGCTCAGGAACGTATCGATCCCTGCCGCCACCGACTTCGCGAACTTCTCCAGCTGAGGAGCCAGGACGCCGAGATGCTTTACGAGAGAGGTTTCGATGGTCTGCCCAGCGCGCTGAATCGACACCATGAACGACTGCCAGTCACGGTTCAAGGAATCGTCAACCTTGAGCTTTTCGCGATCCTCGCGATAGGCGTCGATGGTGCGCGAGAGCTCATCGGACGACAGCTTGCTCAGGCGCCGCAGCTCCTCCATGGTGGCGAACTGTGTCAGGCCCATGGCATCGGCACCCTCTTGCTTGCCACCCACGGCACGGAATCGCTCGACCAGCTTCGGGAGCATTTCCACCATGAGGTCAGCCGGGTTCTTGTTCGTTGGATCGACGCCAACCTGCCCGAATCGGAATTGTTGGCCATAGCTCGATTGCGTGTCCGCGATCTTTCCCAGCATGCCCTCGGGATCGATGTACTTGCCGAAATTCACGTTGGCCGCACGCAGTTCGCCCGAGTCGATGCCAAGACCCTGAGACTGCCGGCGTGAGCTCGATGCAGAGGACGCCAGAGCGCCCAGCCCGAAGCCACCCGCCAAGCCGCCGATGGTGGCCCACTTGGCGACGTTCAGCGCCGCCTTACCTGTGTTCCACGCGACATCGGCCGTCCACTTGGCGAGCTCCTTGTGCGATTTGATGGCGTCGGTGCGGTCTTTCTTGCGCTGAAGCTCGGACTTGCGCTCGGCGTCGTCCTTCTTCTTCTGCTCGGCTGCCTCTCGCTTGCGCGCCTCTTCGTCATCGCGGACTTGCTGTTTGCGGGTCGCGCGCTTGCCAACAATAGCCGCGGCCTCGGTCTTGGCGGCCTTCTCCCCAGCCTTCGCGGCTCCACGCTGGGCCTTGTCCAGCTCATTCATGTCACCAACAGCACCTTTGACGGCGGCAGAGAACTTCGCAAAGGACTCAGCGAACTTTTTGAAGCTGCTATCCTGAACGTCGATTTCGATGACTTTGCGCGTGGTCATGCCGTCATTGTCCTATGGGTTTCATCTTCGCGACAGCGCCTTTATCAGGTGACGTTGCCGGAACTCTTGCGCATCAGAAAACCGCGACGGCCCCGACGCGCTCATCATGTCGTGGAACCAGACGCTCGCCAGCCTGTTCAGCCAATGACCGACGATGGTTTCTTCGTCGTGGGTGCGGCCGGCTTCGATGGCTTCAAAGAAAGCAGCCACGCCGTGAAGTTCAGTGAGGTATGGCGCCAGTCCCTCGGGGAGCCCGCCGCCTGCATCGAGTGATGCAGGAGAGCCCTCGGCCCAACCCGACAGACGAGTGTAAAAAACACCAGCGACGACAGCACCTCCGCATGGCTATCCTCATCGAGGATTTCGCGGGTCAGCGCGGTTTGCAGAGGAATCTGTTGCCATCCGTCCTTGGATGCGTGCGCGATGGTCGTCAGGCGAGACAACTCATTGATAAGGCCGTTCTCGACGCCGCTCGGGCCGTCCCAGGTGCCGCG